AACAAATTAACGGACCGACTCATATATAAATACATAAACTTGACCGTATCATATTGACAAGATAACCTGCCCGTATTATAATATGTATAATTTATTATAATACGAGGAGGTTAATAAAAGATGCAGAAAGTAGATAAGCCATATACTGTTTATATGCATATCGCCCCAAATAATAAACGGTATATAGGTATAACATCACAGAGATTAAACGGACGTTTCGGTACAAATGGTTATGGATATAAGTGTAATGTATATTTTTGGAGAGCTATTCAAAAATATGGGTGGGATAATTTTCAACATATTATTTTAGCAAAAGATTTGACACAAGAAGATGCGTGTGAATTGGAAATTAAGTTAATAGCAAAATATAAATCTAATAATCCTGATTATGGATATAATATTAGTTTTGGCGGTAATACAGGTAGTTATAATATTCCGTGTTCTGAAGAAACAAAAAAGAAGATAAGTATAGCAAATTCTAAATATGTGCCTACTGAAGAAACAAAACAAAAAATAAGTAAATCATTAAAGGGTAGAAAACATACAGAGGAACATAATAAAAAAGTTAGTGAAGCATTAAAAGGAAAATATATTGGAGAATTAAGTTCTGCTTATGGATTAAAGCGTTCAGAAGAAACTAAAAAACGTATGAGTGAAAGTGCTAAATTAGGTTGGGAAAAAAGGCGGGCACGATTAAATGGTAATAAATAATATTGAGTTTAATACTGATTTAGAAACTGTCTTAGTTGAATTACGAAATCAATTATTTGTAAATAATATTTTGTTATTACAAAAAATGAAGCCAACATCAACTCATGTTATGGTTCAATGCCCATACCACGCTGGTGGTCATGAAAGGAGACCGTCAGCTGGTATAAGAAAAGAAGATGGAATATTTCATTGTTTTGCCTGCGGTGAGATACATTCGTTGCAAGAAGTGATTTCCTATTGTTTTGGACATACAGATGATATTGTAGGTTCTTTTGGGTGGCAGTGGTTAATTCGTAATTTCACTACGGTTCAATATGAAAATAGGAAGGATATACGGTTAGATTTCGGTAGAGATTTTACTAAGTCGAAAAAAAATTATGTTAGTGAGGATGAATTAGATAAATATCGTTATTATCATCCATACATATTAAATAGAGGTATATCAAAGAAAATAGTGAATTTATTTGATGTTGGGTATGATAAAACCAGTCAAACTTGCACGTTTCCAAATTTAGATAAAGAAGGTAATTGTTTATTTGTAGCAAGACGAAGTGTGAAAACCAAATTTTTTCAATATCCATCAAATGTTCAAAAAGAAGTTTACGGTATTTATCAGTTGTATCAATTAGACCCATTTCCAAGCGAAGTTTATATTACAGAAAGTATGATTGATTGTTTATATTTGTGGACATTTAATAAGTATGCGTGTGCCCTTAATGGACTTGGAAATTCTATTCAGTTTGAGCAGTTAAATAATATGCCATGTCGTAAATTTATATTAGCTACTGACTCAGATAGGGCTGGTATTCAAGCACGAAAGAGGTTAAGAGATAATATAAAGAATAAGCTGATAACAGAAGTTATTTTACCTAACGGCAGAAAAGACATAAATGAGTGTTCACCAGATGAAATAGAAAATCTCATTGAAGTTTTTAATTGATTATGTTATAATATCACTCGTAAAGAGTGCGAGACTTTACACCACTAAATTATGCTAAGAACGCTATTGGTCTAAAAGTGTATGCTCGCACCATGCACTCCAATAGCGTTTTTATATTTTAAGGAGTGGTATTATGCAAGAAATTTGGGCGGATATTCAAGGTTATGAAGGATTATATCAGGTTAGTAATTTAGGTAGAGTTAAATCTTTAGAACGTGTTACTATATCTAAAAACGGTAAGCGTTATACTTGTCAAGAATTATGTTTGAGATTTGGAAATATTAAAGGGTATAAATTTGTAGTGTTGCGAAAGAATTGTAAGAGTCACCAAGTGTTGGTACATAGATTAGTAGCACAGGCATTTATTCCTAATTTGGATAACTTACCAGAAGTAAATCATAAGGATGAAAATCCAGCTAATAATTGTGTTGATAATCTTGAATGGTGTACTCATAAATATAATTCAAATTATGGAACAGCAAAAATAAGAATGATTGAATCTAAAAAACGAAACGGAACATTAGACGGTTGGACATTACCAGAAGAAAGAAAAATACAAATTAGCAAATCTTTAATGGGACACGATGTTAGTTTGGAAACAAGAGAAAAATTACGAAATCATAATTTAGGTAAAAAGAGAGGTAAGTATAAAAAGAAGTTGGTATAACGGAGTATATATTTCCAAAAGGAAGAAAAGATGCTAATGAATGTACAAAAGAAGAATTGATGAATTTGGAGGATATATTTTAATATTGAGTGAGTAATGGAGTATTGATAAAAATGGGAAGAGAATTGAAAAGAGTGCCGTTAGATTTTGATTGGATGTTAGATAAAGTGTGGTACGGCTATCTTAATTCTTTATGTAACGGAAATTGTGATGATTGTAAGCATTATGCTAAAATTAAAGGATTAAAATTTACAGACTATGGATGTCCAGATTTTGATTTAGACCCACCGAAGGGTGAAGGGTATCAATTATGGGAAACCACTTCAGAAGGCAGTCCAATATCGCCAGTTTTTGAAACTTTGGAAGAACTTGCAAAATTTTGTGAAACTAATTGTACGATATTTGGATCTAAAAAAATTAGTTATGATGAATGGGTTAATATATTTAGAAATGAAGAATTGGAGGAAATAGTTTGAAACATAGATTTTTTGTAGTTGTTACTTGTCAAGGAAATTCAAGTTATTATGCATATAAATATTTAGTTGGTGCATTATTTGGATATGCTTATCATTATATAAGAAAGAAAAAGTATGGCACTATGAATTTTATTTTAAAAGAGGTGTGGATTTGATAAATGTATAATAAGTTTGATCATAATGAAGAAATTTTAAAAACTTTTGATTCAGGAAATTATCAATCAATTATAGGTTATAGTAGATGTGTTAGTAGGCAAGATTTTGGAGGTAAATTAGTAAGATTTCCGAGAAATGAATTACTAGTGTATAAACGTAAAGATGGGAAAATGTCGTTAGTACACTGTTACGGTGTTAGACCTACATATAATACATTCTATTTTGATGATTATGGGAGAACATGGGCATTTACAAAAAGGGGAATAAAAAAAATATAAAAAGTCTGTTGACAAATAGTTTTTTGTGTAGTATAATAAAAATGTATTAGAACAAGATAACCATTGAAAGGAGAAAACAGTATGGCAAGGTTTAATACGGAAGATGCAGATAAGTATGGTGGACAGGGAGGAGCAGGTTACTTTAGTCTCAAAAACGATAAAGATGTTGCAAGAGTGCGTTTCATGTATAATGGCATTAATGATGTAACAGGATATGCTGTTCATACAGTAGAAATTGATGAAAAAAAACGGTATGTAAATTGTCTAAGAGAATATAACCAGCCGAAAGATGTTTGTCCGTTCTGTAAGGCTGGAATGTATACTACTGCTAAATTGTTTATACCTATTTACAATGAGGATGAACAGCGAGTACAAGTATGGGAGAGAGGAAAAAAGTTTATTTCAAAGATTTCTTCTATTTGTGCGAGATATCCCGATGTTGTTTCTCATGTTTTCGAGATTGAACGGAACGGCAAAAAGGGAGAAACATCTACTACCTACGAAATTTATGAGGTAGGAAAAGATGATACTACTCTTGAAGATTTACCGGAACAGAAGGACGTATTAGGTACACTTGTACTTGATAAGACTTCTGACGATATGGAGTTCTATTTAGATAATGAATATTTTCCACCTGATGGTGATGATGCAGTAGTTAGAAGAAGATCGGATGAACCTAGAAGGAGAGAAAATGTTGAATCATCTGGGTCAGGAAGTAGAAGGACTCCGGCTGGGAGAAGGGATACTTTTTAATAACGATATATTAATAAATGTGAAAGGAAATATAATTATGGAAGAAAATACAAAGGCTTATGCAGTTATGGGTACAGTAACTATCGGAACGGATGAATATAGAGATTTAATTGAAACTGCTATAAAAGCTGAAAAGAAAATTGATGAGGAGCATACTCGTTGGTATAATGAATATTGTTCTCATAGAAAGACAGAAGAAGAAAATAAAAAGCTCAAAGAGGAAAATGCAAAACTTAGAAAGATCATTAGCAAAAAAGGTCTTATCAATGAGGAAGGCATTTCTGTATTCATGACAATGTTTGGAGAAGAGGATTGATATGCCACTATTCAGTGTTCCAAATAGAGCCGGAAGAGATCAAGATTCAAGTATTGCAAGTAAATTAAAAAGTACAGCAAAGAAAGCAACCACTACTGTTAGAGGTAGTGGTTTGCTTGGACAGATAAATATAATTAAAGCAACAGTAGAGAAGAATCTTGGAAAGTTTAAAGACGATTATGTAATTATACAATCAGAAGAAACTTTACATAAGTATTTTATGTTTTGTATTGATAATGGTGTAATTAGTATAGATACAGAAACGACAGGACTTGATCCTATATTAGATAATATTGTTGGACTTTGTATTTATACACCAAATCATAAAGCCG